CAACAACAAACTAGTAGTTCAGCGCCAGATAGAAAAGCTCTAACTTGGCAAAAAAGAAACGAATGGTTTGGAGGATCTACTACTAAAGATAGAATCATGACTCAAGCGGCTATGGTAATTCATAAAGAACTTATAGAGGAAGGTATTGCACCTAACACTAGTTCAGATGAATATTATAACGAACTTGATATGAGAATAAGAGATGAATTTCCTGAGAAGTTTAAAAACAAATCAGTGAAAAAAATTCCAACAGTTATGGGTGGCACGCGCTCCACTCTGGGAAAAAACCAAATAAAGCTAACTAAAACGGAAGTTGAGATGGCTAATAGATTGGGAGTTTCTTTACAAGAATATGCGCGACAAAAAGTGCGCCAAACACAGGCGGGAGGTTAAGATGACAAAAGCAACACAAACCAGCCGAAAAACTAGAGCATCGGCAACTCGAAAAAAAGTTTGGGAACCAATGGCAAAGCTAGACGTTCCTGAAGATAAAAAAGATGTGGATATGGAATATGTCTGGGTTAGACATGAATTATTGAATAACCCTGATGATGCAAATGTTCACGAAAGACTTCGCGAAGGCTATGAGCCAGTTACACCTGATGAACTTGGGGATGACTATCATGCTGACGTAATGTCTGCTGGCAAACACGCAGGTACGGTTAGATCAGGGGATCTGATTCTTATGAAAAACTCAAAAGAATTAGTAGCTCAGAAAAAAGCGTACTACGAAGCTCAAAGCAGAAAGATGGGTAATGCTTACAGTGCAGAATATATGCAACAGCAAAATCCAAATATGCCAGTATCAGATGAATCTACTTCTTCGACAACAAGAGGTGGGCGAATCGAAAAACCAAAATTTGAGAAGTAAGTTAATAACGAGCTTTTCAGATTGATTAAACTTTAAACTTGCATTAAGGAGAAATTATGGCAGGATATGGACTTTCACCAGTACGACAAGCAACTGGTGGCACGATCAGAGCCAACAATTTTACTGATGGTAACGGCTATAGAATAGCTGCTACTGCGCCTACAGCATACTTTGAAGGGGATTTAGTTACTTACTCAGCTGGCCTTTTGGTTACTGATATGGGTAGCGCTTCACCTGGATCTGTTGTTGGTGTATTCTGGGGAGCAGAATATCAGGACAATTCTAGCGGAGATGTAAAGTTTGTACGTTCAATCCCTAACGGCACAGTTGCAAAAGCTCAGTATAAAGCGTATGTCTATGATGACCCAAACACTTTGTTTAAGATTCAAGCAGACCAAGCGTCTACAGCAGTTGAAGCAGCTAACGTTGGAGAGAACCTACAAATTGTAGCGTCACCTTCTGGTTCAACAACTACTCACAAAAGCGGTCTCGTAGCAGACTCTAGCACTAAAGCAACCACAAACACTTTCCCACTACAACTTTTAGGTAGTGCGCAAGATGATTTGGGTTATACAAGTGCTGGTACTACTATGGACGTGCTAGTGAGAATTAACTCACATCAACACCGTATGGGCGCTACAGGCGTTACAGGTATATAATTAGGAAAGGATAAATTATGGCTATTTCAAGAGCACAACTCCTTAAGGAATTGGTACCTGGTTTACATGCGATTTTTGGGACTGAATATAACAGACACGAAAATGAACATGCGGTGCTATTCGATGAGGAAACATCAAATAGAGCCTTTGAAGAAGAAGTTTTATTTCCAGGTTTTGGAGAAGCTTCTGTTAAATTTGAAGGTCAAGGCGTTAACTATGCAGAAACTGGTGAAGGTTGGATTTCTAGATATCAACACGAAACTGTTGCTATGGCATTCTCAATTACTGAGGAAGCGATGGAAGACAATCTTTATGACAAACTGTCAACTAGATTAACAAAATCATTAGCAAGAGCTATGGCTTCTGCTAAACAAACTAAAGCAGCGAATGTATATAATAATGCATTCTCAAGCTCACAATTAGGTGGAGACGGCGTTGTACTATGTTCAACAGCTCACCCACTTCAAAGTGGCACTACTGCTTCAAATACTTTTTCATCACAAGCAGAGCTTTCTGAAACTTCTTTAGAAACTGCTCTAATTGCGATTGCTGGATTTACTGACGATAGAGATATCCCAGTAGCGTTGCAAGCTCAAAGTTTGCACATCCCAAGACAATTGATATTTGTAGCTGAGAGATTAATGAAATCTCCTGGTAGAGTTGGTACTGCTGATAATGATATTAATGCACTTAACAACATGGGAATGTTGCCTAAGGGTTATTTTGTAAATCACAGATTTACTGATACTAATAATTTCTTTATCAAAACAGACTCACCTAACGGTATGAAGATGTTTAACAGAGCTCCTGTTAAAACTTCTATGGAAGGTGACTTTGAAACTGGTAACGTTAGATACAAAGCAAGAGAGAGATACTCTTTTGGTTTCTCTGACTGGCGTGCTATTTTTGGAGCTAATCCAAGCTAATATTAAAAGGGGGCGCCATAAAAAGTGCCCCCTTAACAACCCAGAGACTGCTTAGGCAGACATAATAAAAAAGGAAAAGACAATGGGAACAACTACTTTTAACGGAACAGTCAGATCGGAAACTGGCTTTTCACAAATAACAAAAAATAGCACTACAGGTGTTATTACAGAAAATACAACTATCGATTCAAGTGGTAACACTTCAGTCGCTGGAACATTAGGTGTAACAGGCAGATCAACTCTAACTGGAAATACTATTGCAACAACTGCAGGTACAGGTATTACAACTGGTACAGGTACAGTTTACGCAGCTTCAGTAATTAAAACAGGCGGTATTTTTCATACTAAAATTTTAATTGATTTAACAGGTTTAGCATCATCTGGTTCTGGTGATATCATCGGAAAAGCAGGAACTGCTAATTCTCACATTGGACAAATTACAGCAGCTGTTAACGGAACAGTTCTAGGTGGAAAACTAACTTGTTTAGAAGCTCCAGGAGGCGGAGATCCAGATATTAACTTATGGTATGCGGATGAAGCAACTGGTGCAGAAGATGCAGCAATAACTAGTTTAACAAATCAAGTGCAAATGTGTGACAGTGGTGATTTAGCTTTAAACAGCGTAATCAGTATTCCAACACCACCAGCAGCAGATAAATATATTTATATGGCAACTGGTGCGGCAACAGACGCTGATTATACAGCTGGAAAATTACTTATAGAATTTTTCGGTTATACCGCGTAACTAATTAACATTAAGTGAGGTGTAAAAGCCTCACTTTTTTATAAAGGACAAAACTATGGCAGGATATTCAGACGTAAAGTCTACATTCATATCAGATACTGTACCAGCAGATGATAATGGTTATTCAGCTTCAGCACAAGTTGCCAACAATGCGGCATTAGTGCTTGGCGGAGCTTTAGCTTCTGGTGGTTCTGTAACTAATAGTTCAGGTAGACTAACTGAAATTACATCAGGTGGAGACGACAGCGGTATTTCATTTACTGTTGTAGGAACAGATGTTACAGGTACAGCGATGACAGAATCAATTACTGGTGCGGACTCAGGTGCTGCAACAGGAAGTAAATTTTTTAAAACAGTCACATCTATAACTGCAGTTGGCGATCCAGCTGGAACAGTAATTGCAGGAACAACTGCAAGTGCGGCAGATGTTGTATTTGCAGGCCCTACAAGGTTAAAGGGGGCAAATATGGTTAATGATGCGGCGGCAGGAACAGTTGAGTTTGTTGATACTTCAGATGGTTCAGCTATCGGTTCAGCAAGCGTTTCATTAAAAGTTGGTACTGTAGCTTCAGCTACTGCGATCAGAGATATGACAATTCCTGATGAAGGATTAAGATTTAAAAATGGTTGCTTTGTTAAGTTTACTGTAGGCAAATGCGAGAGTATAACTACATTCCAGGCTTAGCATGGAAGAAGCAAACGTTGATATAAAAAATAAACTTGATATTGTAGAACTAAGAGGTGAAATAAAATTACTGCGTCAAGAAGTTGATACAGTAAAAAATAATCACATTTGGCATTTACAAAAATCAATAGACGGTATTAATAAAGTATTATGGACTGTAGGGTTCATGGTTCTAGCTCAATTTCTTTGGGTTATTAAAACTGTTATAATGGGATAGGAGACTAGTATGGCTACCTCTGGTACTTATACTTTTAATCTTGATACTGGTGAAATAATACAGGAAGCTTATGAGCGTTGTGGTGTAGAAACCAAAAGCGGTTATGATTTAAAAACTGCTAGACGCTCATTAAACTTATTATTAACTAAATGGGTTAACGATGGTGTAAATTTATTTACATTAGATTTAGAAACAACTAGCATGACTAAAGATCAAGGTTATGTTACGTTTAATTCAACATCACATTTAGATGTATTAGATGCGGCAATCAGAGATAACTCTGATTCTTCTGCTACTTCAGATATTATTTTAGAAAGAATTAGTATGGATGAATATCTTGCTATTCCTAGTAAATTAAATACAGGTAAACCTGTACAGTATGCAGTTGAAAGAAATTCACAATTTACATCTTCTGCATCAGCAACTCATAAAGTTTATCTATGGCCTGTGCCAGATCAAACATATTATCAATTTCTAAGTTGGAGTATTAAATATCCACAAGATGTATCTGCAACGTATACACAAAATCCAGATATACCTAGAAGATATTTACCAGCATTGGTTAGCGGTTTAGCTGTAGAGTTAGCTGTTAAAAAAGCACCAGATAGACTTGCAGTATTAAAACCATTGTATGATCAAGACTGGGAAAAAGCCAGAGAAGAAGATAGAGAAAGAGTTAGTTTTCACGTACAACCACAGGTTTACTAATGGCTAGATATTCTGCTGGTAAAAAAGCACATTTAATTGAAGATCGTTATGGTCGTAAAATTAGATATAAAGATGCAAGAACAGAATGGACAGGAAGTCGTGTTCATAAAGCTGATTTTGAATCTAAGCATCCTCAGTTAGAACCACAGAAATATCTAAAGAAAACTAGATCAGATCTTTTATTTAAACCAAGACCTGATAACGACAGTAAAAATCAAACTACAACTTTTAGAGCAGGGCCTTTATTTAAAAACTTTGCTGCTAAGATGGGCACATTTGTTGGTGAAGTATCATTAAACATTGCAGAAGATTCTCCAGGTTTTGAAGCGACAGCATCCCAAGGTACTCCAGCTTACACAGCACAAACTAATCCATCTGGAATAGCAAGCACATCTGCACAAGGTACAACAACTCCAACAGCTATAACTAATCCTACAGGAATAGCAGCTACTTCTAGTCAAGGGGGGCCACAATTTAATTTAACTGAGAATGCACCAGGACAAGCAGGTACTTCAGCACAAGGTTCATTAATCTTTAGTGCTACAGAAAACATAGCAGGTATTGGTTCAACATCAGCTCAAGGTACAGTTACACCACAACTAGTTGTCGCATTAAGTGGGTTGCAAATGACTGCTGGACGTGGTACAATAACAATAGGACAGCCTGGATGGGGTAACAATCCATTTGGCTTAGGAACATGGAACGCTTAATATGGGATTAACTTACGTACAACTAAAACAAGCTATACAAGATTGGACTGAGAATGATGCCGCTGAATTTACAGCAGCGACTGGCTCTGGTAAAGCGCCGATTGACTTATGTATAGAACTCGCTGAAGACAGGATTCAAAGAGAAACTGACCTTAATTATTTTAGAAAAACCACTACCATTTTAGTAACAGCAGATACCAATACAACTGACATCCCTCAAGATGTATATATTACAAGATATATGAAACTACAAACAGGTGAGTTTTTAGAAGAAAAAGACGATACATTTATAAGAGAATACACTCAAAATAGTGCTACAACAGGCACACCAAAGTTTTTTGGATATACTAGTACAGGTGCGGCATACACTTCTAGTAATAGACAAGTAAATTATTTATTTGGCCCTGTTCCTAGTGTTGACACTACGCTAGAAATAGGTTATACTATTAAACCAGCAGGATTAAGTTCATCCAACGCAAACACATACGTTGGTGATTTTGCTCCTGATGTCATATTATATGGTAGTCTTGTAGAGGCTAGTATATTTATGAAAGATACGGCTGAGAAATTGCAAAGATATCAAGGGTTATATGACCGATCTTTACAAACATTCATGGCTCAAGAACAAATACGAAAACGAACTGACGAGTTCATAAAAGGTGAAATAAAAGGATAAGATTATGGCAGGATTAACATCAGCACTTTGCAGCACTTTTAAGAAGGAACTATTGGAAGGCGATCATGACTTCAACAATGGAGCTGATGCTTTTAAGCTAGCCTTATTTAAAGCCAATGCAAGTATAACAGGAACACACGGAGCAGCTACAACAAACTACTCTGATATGACTGGCAACTCAGATGAACTAGCAAATGGAAATGGATATTCAACAGGCGGAAATACATTAACAAACGTAGATCCAAGTGTTTCAGGCACAACAGCAATTACAGATTTTGCGGATACTTCATTTACTTCTGCAACATTTACAACTAGAGGTTGTTTAATTTATAATTCAAATGATTCAAATTCAGCAGTAATGGTGATTGACTTTGGTGGAGACTACACAGTAACAGGGGGCACATTTACTATTGCATTCCCAACTGCAGATGCATCAAACGCAATTATTAGAATTGCATAAGGAATAAACTATGTC